CGGACCAATAAATAGACTACGGGCTTTGGTGAAATGGATATCATAGCGGTCTTCGAAACCGTTGGTGGGAGTTCGATCCTCTCAAGCCCGGCCAGATAATAGTTGACATAGCGTCTTAGATGTTATATAATAGTCACATACTAAGCAATTAGTTGTGTTCTTTAAAAATTTAAAAGTTAATATGACCCGTTCGTCTATCGGTTAGGACACTAGGTTTTCATCCTGGCAAGAGGAGTTCGATTCTCCTACGGGTCTCCATATAAATGCTTTCTGTAGTAGCTACAATGGAACAACACTGAACTCACTCATTCTGCAGAACGGTGAGAGGTGCCATGAAGAGTAGGGCTACCGTGGATTCAAGCGCCGCAGAGAGCACCTATATGGAAATTTATGCCCCGATGGTGGAATTGGTAGACACGCTGGTCTTAGAAGCCAGTGCCGAAAGGTGTGCGAGTTCGAGTCTCGCTTGGGGCACCAATCATGGAGAAGAAGCATCAATGGTGATGCAGTGGACTGTAAATCCGCCGCCTATGGCACGACTGGTTCGATCCCAGTATTCTCCACCAAGTTATGGAAGTGTGGCAGAGTCCGGTTTATTGCACCAGTCTTGAAAACTGACGGCCTGAAAGGGTCCAAGAGTTCGAATCTCTTCGCTTCCGCCAATCATGTATCTCTAATGTAATGGCAGCATGACAGTCTCCAAAACTGTTCGTCGGGGTTCGAGTCCCTGGAGGTACGCCAATATAGTTGTGAAGAAAGAAAATATAATGTATAATGTAGAATGGAAGGACGCAGACGGTGTTGTTTGCGAAAAAGAGTTTGAAGGTCTAACTCCTGCAATGGACTGGGCAAAGTGCTTAGAAAAGTTTGTTACTATATCAGGTAACGGAATGGAAATTGTAGGAATGTTTGGTGCAGATACTATCAAAGATGGTAAATGCCCAGACGGTGTCGACTACACATGGAAGAAACGTAGAATTTAATGCGACTGTGGTGAAATAGGTAGACACAAGAGACTTAAAATCTCTCGCCGAAGGGTGTGCCGGTTCGATTCCGGCCAGTCGTACCAAGAGCAATTGGAGGGGTCCCATAATGGTATTGGAGCAGATTGCTAATCTGTCGGTCGCGTATGCGGCTTCCGAGTTCGAGTCTCGGTCCCTCCGCCAATTTTAATAAAAGGAAAATAATGTTAAAACCAACAAGCAATTATAGAATGAGTAGCACACTCAAAGCAAGTCTAGCACTGGGTAAGTTTACAGATGCACATCAACGTGGTGCATGGAAACGTGCTTGCATCGAAGCAGAACTTGCCAGTAAGATTGTTGTTAAAACTCCACAGCGTGATAAAAATGCACCACGTGGCGGCGGCACTACAAACTATGTGACTAACGACACAGGTACTGCAAGTACACAAGCATAAGAATTATTCCGCAGTAGCTCAGCTGGTAGAGTAGTTGACTGTTAATCAATTGGTCCCTGGTTCGAGCCCAGGCTGTGGAGCCAAGTATTTGGGGGTGTAGCTCATTTGGGAGAGCGCCTGCTTTGCAAGCAGGATGTAGCAAGTTCGATCCTTGTCACCTCCACCACAATCACCCTTACACACGGTGTACAATAGGATAAGTAGTGTGTAATTAATTTGCCGACTTAGCTCATTTGGTAGAGCAACTGACTTGTAATCAGTAGGTGCCCAGTTCGATCCCGGGAGTCGGCACCAAGACACTTTATTAAAACGAACTAGAATCCGTAAAAAGATCAGGTTTGGTATCCCGTAGAGCTCTTTGACATAGTCATAACTCTTTATACACCTTAGTTTGTTTTAATAAAGTACATTTAACTGGTCTATAGGATCAGTAGCAAGGACGGGGCACCAGCGTTTAGCAAAAGCCATAAATGTGCTTTACTCAACATGCGGGATTAGTTTAATGGTAAAACAGCAGATTTCCAATCTTCGGTCAAGAGTTCGATTCTCTTATCCCGCTCCACGTTAAAAGGACTGTATGCATACACTAATAGATCAAAACGAGTTTTGCCGTAAGTATGATTACAGTAGCTTGATCACAGTTACCGAAAACGACACAGCCATAGGCATTATCAAGAGTATAATCGAAAGCGGCAATTACTTTAAAAATTCACCACCATTTCAAACACAAGAAAATTTGTTTGGTAGACCTGAAGAATGTTGGTTAAAATATAGAATGACATTTTTAACCAGTGTATTCCTATATCTAGGACACGAAGCTAAAGTTAATAACATGCAGGCTTGGAGTTTCATGACTAACTTGGCAACACAGGAAGACAGAGACAAATATTGGCATCATCATAACAAGCACAGTGGTAACAGCCTCAGTGGTATAATGTATTTGCATATACCCGATGATGTTGAAGATTTCAACACTTGCGGAACTGAACTGGCTCCCAACGGTCCAGAAGGTGACGGCAAGTTTTTTATAAAGCCAAGTTACTATTCTTGGTTGATATATCCGAGTGCGGTTTGGCACAGACCAGGCATTGTACAAAGCGAGCAATATCGTTTTATACTGGCAGCGGATATAGATTACATCTAGCGCGGATTAGAGAAACGGTATCTCAGAAGTCTCATAAGCTTCAGTTGGTGGTTCGATTCCGCCATCCGCAACCAATCATTCGGAGTGTGGCGCAGTCTGGTAGCGCACCTGGTTTGGGACCAGGGGGTCCAAGGTTCGAATCCTTGTACTCCGACCATTTTCAATCGCCAGCGAGACTTGGTAGTCAGAGAGGTCTTATATACCTTTTAGCGCCAGATTAGCGTTCTTGATAGGGTTCGATTCCCTACGCTGGTACCAATTTATTTGACAAGTAACTTGTTTACCTGTATAATATACTTTTAACGGAGCATATATGAGAAGACTAAACGATTTACGTAAACCGCTTGACCTTAGCCGTGGTACAGAAATTGACATGGAAAAATGTGTTGAGGCAGTAGGTGGCAATAGATTCAATCTTGTTCTGATCGCAAGTGAACGTGCAAGAGTAATTCGACGCCAAAATAAAGAAAGTGTCACTCGTGAACATGTTTACAGTATTGTAACAGCTCTAGACGATATCCAGCGTGGCACTGTAGATCCAGCTACATATCTAGCCAAAGTAAAATAAAGAATTTAGGACGTTAACTCAGCGGTAGAGTTCCTGCCTTACACGCAGTATGTCGGCGGTTCGATCCCGTCACGTCCTACCATTATATGTGGGTGTGCACCGAATGGTTAGGTAGCGGATTGCAAATCCGTACAATGCAGGTTCAAGTCCTGTCACCCACTCCAAAATATATTTTAGCAGTTTAGCCAAAATGTAGTGACAAGACACAGTAGAGATAATATAATAGATACATAGCAAGCAGAGATGCTAGCTAAGAGTTTTAGGATCGGTACAGCAATATTCATATACTATGAACTGTTGGACCCTATGGTAATAACTGGAGTTGAAGGGCTTGCCCGGAGGCATTGAAGGTTATTATTGGAATAGACCAACGAGCACAGAGTGATGGCCTGTGTAAAATAAAAGCAGTCAACAACGATCCTGTTATGTTTCCTAGGATGGATACAGCAACTTATACTATAACTTGAAGGTCTGGGGAAACCTAGACGCCTTGCCTAAGGACTAATTAGGATAGGCTCACAGAATGTGAGATAGTAGCCAGCATAGAACAAACTGGATAGGCTTGCGAGACTTGAACCGATATACTGGGGATGGGGGTAAGCAGAAAATAAAAATCCGTCTCAGCCATCCTGTTAAATTTAGAATGTTAACAGCAATTTTAACTTTTCGCATATAAAGAAAAATACATTCTGTAAAGGAAATATCATGAACACTTTCGTTCAAGCAATCGCAAATCAAGAAGCCCGTACTGCTAATGGCATGAAGGCTCGTAAGAGCACAGCTTCGGCTTGTGTTGACTTGTTCTACAAGATCGGCGCTAGCCGTGGTAAGAACATCACAGGCGACTTCACAGCCGCTTATGTGGAAAATTCTGACGTAGCACTACGCATCGCACAATGGGCACGTGATGTCCGTGGTGGCGCAGGTGAACGTCAACTATTTCGCGACATTCTAGTACATCTAGAAAAGCGTGACCCAGACGCCGCTTTAGCTCTTCTAAAGAAGATTCCAGAAGTTGGTCGTTGGGATGACATCTTTGTCTTCACTTCACCAGTTCTGAAGTCAGCCGCTTATACCATGTTGGGCGATGCCCTACGTGCTAAGAACGGCCTGGCCGCAAAGTGGACTCCTCGTAAGGGTAAGATCGCGGCTGAAGTACGAGCATTCTTCGGAATGACTCCTAAGCAGTACCGCAAGTCATTGGTAACAATGACTACAGTTGTTGAAACCCAAATGTGTGCTGGAGATTGGGACAACATCAACTTCAGCCATGTGCCGAGTGTTGCTTCACGCAACTACAAGAAGGCATTCAACCGTCACACTACAGCATTCGCTGAATATGTGGCCAAGTTGGTGGCAGGTGACAAGACTGTTAAGGTCAACGCCTCAGCAATCTTCCCACATGACGTGTTGAAGGGAGTGATTGGAAGTTACCAACGTGCAATTTTAGACAAGACATCTACTGACCACATTGTGGCACAGTGGGACGCTCTGCCTAACTACGTTGGAGATGCCAGCATCATGCCAATCGTAGACGTTAGCGGTTCTATGTCTTGCCCAGCAGGAAAGAACACTAATGTGACTTGTATGGATGTTTCAATCAGCTTGGGCTTGTACCTAGCAGACAAGAACAAGGGTGTGTTCAAGGACACTTTCTTGACTTTCTCAGACAAGCCACAACTTGTTACTCTAAAGGGTAACATTGTTGACAAGGTTGCTCAAATGAGCAAGAGTGATTGGAACATGAGCACTAACTTGCATGCCGCTATGGACAAGATCCTAAGCGTTGCAGTTAAGGGTTTAGTACCAGCTAGCGACATGCCAGCCATGTTGCTAATCTTGTCAGACATGCAGTTTAACCAATGTGCTCGTTACGACGACACAGCAATGCAAATGATCGAACGCAAGTTCACAGATGCAGGTTACACTGTGCCACAGATTGTTTTCTGGAACCTAAACAGTTCAGACAACGTACCTGTTAAGGCTGACAAGAGTGGTGCCGCATTGGTAAGTGGATTCAGTCCAAGTATAATGACTAGCTTGCTAGCCGCTGATTTGGATCAATTCACTCCAGAAGGCATCATGCTTAAGACTGTAATGAGTGATCGTTACGCTCTGTAAGTAACTGCTGGCCCACCTTAGCCTAGGCTGAGAATCCAGCATCCGCGATACACGAAATGTGGGATGGGCTGTGTATCCGGGGTTTGGTAAGTTTCCTGACACAAAAAAACTTATCACTAATTCGTTGTTTTATTACAACACAGGCCCAGTTAATACAAGTTGACTGGGTTCTTTTTTGATGTTATAATATAAGTAATTAATTAATAGGAATCAAAAAATTATGAGAGAATTTGAAAGCATACAAGACGATAATTTAGAAGAAGCTGACCAAGCTCAGTTACTTACAACTAATGCAACAGCAGACGCTGTGGCTAAGTTACGTGCTAGTATACCGCGTGGGCCTAGCCTAAGTCACTGTAATGAATGCGGAGAAGAAATTCCTCTAGCACGTCAGAAGGTAGTTTCAGGTTGTACCATGTGTATCGATTGTCAAGAACATGCTGAAAGAATGAAACGTGCCTAAGTGTTACCAATTGATTGGTGTTCCTGCCGCAGGTAAAAGTACTTGGCTTAAAAGTCAAGAGTGGATTGTAGGCATGGAATACGTCAGCACCGATCATCATGTTCACGAGTATGCTAAACTGCAAGGTAAGACGTATAGGGAAGTATTTGAAGAATACATGCCCACAGCAGTTGAACTAATGGCACAAGAAGTTGTGGCCGCTAGAACAGCAGGACGTGATATACTCTGGGATCAAACCAGCACTACTGTTAAAAGTCGTGCTCGTAAGTTCAATATGCTACTAGACTACCATCATATTGCGGTAGTGTTTCCAACTCCAGCAATACCAGTATTAAAGGAACGTTTAGCATTACGAGTTGACCAACCAATTCCTTGGGAAGTTGTACAGGGTATGATTGATAACTTTCAATACCCTAGTGAAGAAGAAGGCTTTAAAGAAATTTGGCGAATATAAGGAGGCATTATGCCATGGATTCAAAATTGTGCGGCAGATGATATTCCAAAAGGATTCCATGTCGCAGTAGGTGAAAATAGTATGCTGATCAGCATTGTGGATCCAGCCAGCTGGAGACCTACACCAAAACATCAGTTCAAAGAAATTCATAATTTTGAATTTCTCGATGTAGAAGAAAAAGACCAAGTGCTAGAAGAAGCAATGAAGTGTAGCCATGAGCAGGCCGCAGAGCTTGTTCGCTTACTTCAACACGCATTAGACAATCGAATGGATGTTATTGTTCATTGCTACGCTGGCATTTGCAGATCGGGTGCGGTTTGTGAGGTTGGAGTTATGATGGGCTTCAACGACACTGAGAGATTTCGTGCGCCAAACTTGCTGGTCAAGCATCGCATGATGAAGCATTTGGGTTGGACTTATGACGCAGACGAAAAGCCCAATATCGACGATTGGCGAACTATGAGACCTATTGGAGATTAATATGTACTTGTGTAGAGATGAAGTTGTAAAAATTCTAGAGACGATAGACAAGTTTCCAGATGCTACTAGTTTTGAGTTGCTACAAGACAACTCTAGCGGTATTGGTAGTATTACAAGCCTAATCGTTAGTACTAATGTTAACGGGCTAGACGGAGAGTTTAAAGTTGAGATTTCGGGCATAGACAACTGGTAACTTGACAACTTCTTTTGTTTGCTGTATAATGTATAGATACAAACAAGGAGATACTAATGGCTGGCAAGGCAAAATCGGTTTACCTCACAGTAACAACAATGGAACACAAATCAGTTTTTCATCGTATGTTTTTTAACGCAAAAGAGTTTAACGATTTTGTTAACACAGACGAATTCAAAGCAAAGTATCCAACAACAGAATTTAAAATTGTAAAAGAAACTTACTAAAGAAAGGAGCATAATATGCCAAGTGTATTCTTAGTAAGCGACACGCACTTTGGACACACAGGTGTATGCCGCTTCACACGTAACGATGGTGTTACAAAACTTCGCCCATGGGACTCTGCTGAGGAAATGGACGAAGCTATGGTCAAGGCGTGGAACGAACGGGTAAAGCCCACTGACAAGGTTTACCATTTAGGTGACGTTGTTATTAACCGTAAGGCATTAAAGATCATGAGCCGTTTAAACGGCGACAAGGTTTTAATTCGTGGTAACCACGACATCTTCCGTGATGATGAGTACCGGATGTACTTTAGAGAATTACGAGCATATCATGTTATGAACGGAATGATCTTAAGCCATATCCCGTTACACT